TTATGCTGTATGTGCCATTTTGTTTTGTTCAATATAAGCCAAAACATCAGACTTCATATAATTTACTTGTCGTTTATGAGGTTTAGAGAATGGAATGCCGCCACCTTCACATCTTTTCTTCTGCAACCACGGTAAGGATACGTGCATAACAATAGCTACTGTTTCAGGTGGAAAAGTTTGATTATCAGCAGCTTCCCAAAATTCCTTCTTAGCAGCCTCTTTTTCTGCATGAGTCATACGATCTAATTTAGTTAAACGTGACATTTATTTCTCCTTACTTTCCGCTTTAGGATTTGCCCACCAAAGTACAGGGCCATCTTCTGAATCAAATGCTGCAATTAAAAAGAGTCCTTGTTCTGGCGGTTCTGGCTTCCAGTTTGGCCAAACTACTGCATCTTCCGGTATATTTGGTATTTCATCGTAATCTAATAGTTGAGTTTCAATTTCAACTCTAAGATTCATTTGAAGTTGTGCCCACTGTTCTCTTGTATAGGCTTCAGCTCCTTCTTCAATGGTGTCAAACAATTCAATATCTGGATGAAACCAATTGAAAAGGTTTTCAGGTGGTTCTATTGGCTGGATCTGATATTTAAAACCCGTCTCACTAGATCCATAAAATAGTTTTGCTTCATCAAAGCTTTTGGTTACAAGAGGGGCAGAGCCTTTCTTGTAGCAAATTACTATTTCATCAAATTTAAAAACACGTTCAGCTGTCTTCAAATCAAAGCATTGGTACATAGGTTCACTAAACCAACTCTCAACATAAAATAGATTTTTAATATGATCTTTGCGGGAACCGTGCCATTTCTGAACTTTGATAACATCATCAAAAATTTCTAAGAAAAAGTTGTTGCCTTCCTTTTCATGCATTTTTCTATAACGCTCAACAGCTCGCTCAGCTATCTCTTTTGAAGCTGCTGGCGTTTGCTTAAAAGGGCTGTAACCTTCAGGTCGCATTGCAACCGCCCATAAAGTTGATTCACTCATCCTTCAGCTCCCGATTCGCTAACACCCAACTTAATGCAACCTTCCTCAGGTAAATCAGCATACCAACAGTAGTATCCTTCACCGTCATAACCATCTTGGAGCCATTTGATGGTCATTTCAGTTTCCATCTGGAATTGATCTTTTTCCCCATCTGGCGCACCAAAATCAAAGGCTTCTTTTAGTTCAGCGCAAGTTAGAGTGACACTAGGGGTGGGAGTATCTGGCACCGTCTCGGCTTTGGCTTTATTCCATAACTGCCAAGCATCATTAGTTACAATATTGAAATAGCCATTCATTGTTTCACTGAATGCTAGGATGTCATTTTTACGAATAGCACTTTCACGTTTAAAAATTTCTGTAGTTTTGAATTGTGATTCAAAAGGGATACGTTCATTACCTGTCATTTAAGCCACCATCTCTGCATATTCTTCTTTAGTCCACTCAACAAACTCTCTATAAAGCTGCTGGGCAGGTTTGTTTAATCGGTTGTGATAGTCGATCGTTATGCGGCGCCAAGCGACTGGTACCGCATAATGCTTGGTTAGAAACATTGCTTGATCCATGCCTTGCCGGACTATTACATAGCCCAGCAATTGCAAGTAGTACATAAAACCAAGCATGTGTTTTTGGCTCACTTTCTTGTACTGATCTTTCATGTTAGAAACCGTCCACTAATAAATAATCAGGGGTAGATTCTTGTTGAGTAGGTGTAGGATTCTCTAATTCATAGCGGCGTTTTCTCACATACCCCATTAGCTTCGGTTGAATCTGCGGATCTCGTGCAGCCACGTCTATTTCCAAAGCATCTAGCGTTGTAAGGTCTGGTGCAGTTTGGATTTGAACCATTAAAGAGGGTGGCTCATTAGCAGATGCCTTTTCTTTTTCTAGCTCTTCAAGACGTTTGTGAGTGGCGAGAAGGATAGGCTTCATTTGTTCGTCATCCCATGTGCGGGTATAACGATAAACCGCATTTACTTCTGCAGGTGTTTTTGACTCTTTTACACGCTGTAGAAGAGTATCTAGGGTTTGCTGATATTCTGGATCTACTTTAGGCTCGTTAGTTTCTGGAATTAATAGATCCTCAGATGTGGTGACATTTGTTTGTTCGGTAATAACAATTGTTGGTTGAATTTCTGCAGAAATAACTTCAATAGACTTTTCTGCTTTTGATTTTTTGCCTCTCTGTTTTTTAGGTTCCTCACCAAGACGAATAACACTTAAATCATTGTTGATTTCAATACCGAGTGCTTTTGAAAAAGCTTTTAATTGAAGCTTGGCATTTTCAGCATCACGCTGAACAAAACCACTATTAATTGCTTCAATGAGTGCAGGAGTTTTAAATCCAACGTTATAAATGGAAGGTAAATATGTGTTGATTACAAAAACATTTTGACCTTCTTCATACTCATCAATAGTTAATGGCTTTGTGAATGTAATGCCAGCCAGCTCAATAGTTTCGATTTTGATGCAGAATTCAAAACCCGGTTTACCAAAAACAGAAGCGGGGAATTGATCTAAGTCAGAAAAGTCCAACATGTCTCCAATAGGGCGACAAAGAACAGTTTTGCCTTTTTGAAGAGCTGCAAATGCTTCAGCTGCAGTTAGTAAATTAGACATAAATAGCTCTCCTTTTAGTGATGTAACGACTGTTGTTGTTGAACTTGCTGAGGATTGTTTTTAGGCGCCCAACCCATCTGATCGGCACGTGCTTGGCATGCTCTATTGATACCCGCCTCATAAGTAGTGCCTTTAAACTTCTTAATTGCAGCATTTAAGATATTAGTGTCAGGTGCATCTTTGATTGCTTTCAATGCATCTTGATATAGTTGATCCTGAGTACGGGGTGGTTTCTGGTTACCACCCTGAGCGGTTGTCTGGTTATTCTGATTTGTATTTTGACCTGCTGGGGTAGAGGCATTTTGCTCTAGATAGGCATAGTCATAGTTGTATAGATATTTACTTCCATCAAAATTTCCGAGGTAAACATCAGCGGCCACGCCAATAGCTTTAAACGCTACACCTAGAGCATCAGTAACGGCCTTTTTATAACCTTCATCAATCGCTACTAATTTTCCTTTTTGAACTTCAACAATTGCTGAACCGCCGTTGCCGAAAAATTCCTCACCCCAAACACCATCAATCTTGGTTTTTACTGCTACTTCAGCAAAAGCCATAATGGTTCCATCTGGCGCAGTTTCAGACCATAAACGTACATGTCTATAAGTCCAGCCATGACCAACAGGACCAAAGGCCTGAGTCATAGCCATTAATCGCCATTGAGGGTTAATATCTGATTTACCTTTTAAATAACCAAACTCAATTTTTTTAAGAAAATTTGTAGGCGTTTGCTTAACTGCATTCCAGATATGTAAGTTGTCTTTTGAGTTTTCAGTTGTCATTTTTCTTATCCTCATCTAGAGCCGGTGAAGCCGCGTTTTTGCTTGTAAGCCTTGCGGTCATAAGTAGGGATATTTGTTTCACGCAGTTTTATAGCGAGCTGCTTTCTGCGCTGAAAATCGATTTCTTGGGTGAGTTCATTCCAAACTTTTGGATAAGAAGTTTGGAACCTGAACACATTTAAAGGCGTCTTAACTCCGTCTTTAACTTTGTAAAGAACTGAGCCATTAGCATTAGATGCGTACACTTGCCAGCCAATACGAACAGAGTAGAGGCCAGTATTGTCACGGCCTAAATATGACTTGTAGCCGTCTGGGTGATGCTTAACTTTTTGCATGATTAAGCCTCCTCCATTAATGAAGAGTAAACGCTGTAAAACTTGCTCCAGTCTGGCGCGTCATAATCATCTTTCTCTTCGTTCCAATCACCTTGAAACAGATTCTCTGTTACGGATGTCATATGAAATCCGATAGCAGGTACATCAGGATTTGTGTCTAGGTAATCAGCAATTTCATTCCAATGGTTGACTCGGTTTGCTGTAAGAGGGAAGTCACTTAAAAAAGTCCGGATATCTGCAGATGCTCGTTGAAAATCTTTCTTTTCTATGTAGGCACGATCAAAAGTAATTAAATGAACTGCACGATGGACAGCAGGAATTTTTTTGTCTTTCCACAAAGGCCATAACTCATTCCCGCATACCATAAAGTTTGATTTGTTTAGGTATTTTTGAGCCATTACATCCCATATTACTGGCGCAGTACCCCATGCATTTCTAAGTTCAAATAATTCCTCAAACTTCTCATTTGGGTAAACGGCTAAAACAGTTGTATAGCTCATGATTAAGCCTCCTCGATCCAATGATTACGATCGATGTAGCCAACCAATAAAATATTTATGTTTTTATGGTCATCACGATTGGTGAAGTCATTCCAAGGGTTGCCGCGTAGGTCTGTTACTGACTCAATAGCTAGGTTAGTTATTTCTGCAGCAATAAAGTCTGATCCTGCTACGCCGTAACTATCTGCTATGCCGTCAAAATCGAAGCTCACGTTTAGTTTGAAGCCGTCAATGCGGATAACTGCTACACCAGTTTTTTCACCAGTCTGCTTGGCACCTAAAAGCTCGTATTCAGAAGCAACGACTTGCTCGCTTTCATATGAATAATTAGAAGGGACGCTTGAATTGGCAGTTCGATATTCACAAGAACCTAAGGCTACAAGTACAGTAATTGCTGTAACTCCAGTTACCTTGTGCTTGTTTGAAAAGGTTTTTACGTTCATAATTGATCTCGCTGTTTGCAAAGCACATCGGACCTGGGGAGGGGCGGTGTGCTTTTTTGTTGTCTGTGAGATAAATATTAGGTAAACCTAATTATTAAGTCAATAGGTATTCCTAATAAAATTAGAAATACCTAATTTTTGTGTTTTAATAGACAAAAGAAAACCCATCACAGGGATGGGTTGTTTGGAGTTTGTTATGATCGCTAGGAATAAAAGAAACAGTTGTTGTGCACGCCTAGATATTTGGGATGAATCTCCAATAATTTTAGAAGGCGAGCTAAAGCTGATTGTGCTAGAAGCGCTATATGCTGGTGAATTAGATTTAGAGTGGAGACGCGAGTTCTTTTCAGATGCCATTGAAAAGTTAGAAAAACTAGCAGGTCACCACCCAACTCCTAAGCGTGCTTCTTAAGTGTAATTTCTGAGCGGAAGTTTCTATTTGACTTAATGTTATCAAGATAAAATTGGTCTTTGTCTGTTGATGATATGAATTTATTTATCGTATCCCTATCCATCATTGTATAGCAGATCCTATCACTGTTTTTAAGATCAATTTCAAGAGCATGATCGTTTAAGACAATATAGAAATTAATTAGTTCAGAATTAATATTTACAATTTTACTCACGTGAAATACTCCTCCCGATATGTTTTTAAAGGATCGTGTCGGGTCACGATAGGTAAGTTTATGAAATTAGAAAATATAGTAATTATTGAAAACAGACTTTTCCAAAACTCAACTCAAATTTACTTTGAAAATTTTCCATTTGATGGTGATGAGTTTTATGTGCCAGTTGGTGATTACACTAAGCCAATTGGTTTCCTAAAGTTTAAGCAAATTGCTAAGCCAGGCTGCTTTGAATTATCCGAATTAGTGTCCCTAGATTATCCCAGCCCAAATCCACAATTTTCGTTGTCAGGTGTTTTATACTCTCGCCAGAAAGCGATCGAAGCCCATCAATCAATTTGCGCTTATCAGCAGGCGGTAAATCGGTTGCCATGATTTTTGATTCTAATAAAGTTTTAAATTGGTCTGCTTCGAATTTTATTGTCACCACTCCAAATATTGCAGATAAACCTCCATCATTAGCCATGAAATCTGCACCCTTTTGGGTTAAGCGAGTATACCCAAGTGTGAATGTTGAGTTTTGTATTGCTCCAAAGCCAAGCTGAAGAAATATACTTTTAGGCTCTAATAATTCATGGGATTGTAGATAATATAAATTTGCAAATACCTTCTTCCTAGATTCGTCTTCAAGTTGGTACACTTCATGTGAAAAATCATAAGCTAAAGGGTAGGTTGAAGCCATTTTTTTCATCAACTCCAATTGCAAAACTCTATCAAGCAACATGAATTTCTCCAAACATATGTTATTCTCAATTTATCAATTATCTTGTGATATTGGTGGGCGCAAAGGCTAATGCTGCCAACATTAGTCAATCCAAGACCTTCCTAACCTTGGATGGAAAGACCGACTTATCATCGGTCTTTTTTTATTATTTAATTTTCTGTCCAAGCTTTCCTTATTTTACCAACTGCACTACTTGTTCATTTGTAAGGACTGGAATAAAGACTTTATCACCAATGTCCTTTGAGAGGATCTTCACTTCTTCGGCTGTTAGCACCAAAGCTTCACCATGTTTCGCAGCATCATTGATGCGAGCAATAATCTGGTTGATTGGTCGTTTTGAATTGTCCATAAGTCTTCCTGTGATTAATGCGAATAAGGATGTTCTTGTCTGTGCTGACTTGGTGGTACGATGTCAGTAATAGCTGTAATGCTTTCTACCTCATCCATTTCAAAGAAAAATCGCTCACCACCATTCACAGAAAGCAAACTTAAAACCCCACCATTGATGCCGACAAATTCTTTAATTGTGCATCTTCCATCCTTCAAGCACACTTGAACAAACTCATTCGGCACAAGATCTGCATCAGGGTCGCATACAACATACCAGCCATTACGAATTGCTGGAAACATTGAGTCGCCAGTTCCTTTAATGCCATAGGCTCTTGGTCCTGCTGAGTGAGTTGGAACATACCCATCTCCAGCATTGCCTTCATAACCCATATCTGTGAAATAGCCATCCATGCCCATCTTGGAGTAAGCCTTAACAGGAACCCAACGCTTAGATGATGGGATAAACGGTTTTTCGATAATTGTTGAAAATAAAAGAGCTTCATCACTATCACTAATGTTGTATTTCTTTTTGAACTCTTCGATATCCAGTTGTTTAAATTTATCTCTCGTGCTTGATTGAATCTCTCCCGTGCCAGATGCAAGCCATGAAGGATTAACATTCAAAAATTTTGAGGCACGTAATAAATTTTCACCTTCCATTGTTTTGGATTTTCCAGACAGCCAATCACTCACAGAAGGAGGTTTAACTCCTACTGCACGAGCAAGCTCAACACCTTTAATCTTTTTAGGTGGCAAAACTTCCATGGCATACCTAAGTCGTTCAGCAAGAGTATTCATACAACTATCCTCACAATGTTAGGAAATCCTAACATAAATAAAATTAGGTATTCCTATTGATTTAATATAAGGAATGCCTAATAATTAAAGAAAAATTAGGAGCACGTTATGAATGACGCACAACTTATAGACAAGCTAGGTGGTGTCACAGCGGTAGCAAGACTTCTGGGGATTGCTCCGTCATCAGTTAGTGGATGGAAAGCTATCCCCCTTGATAGAAAAATCAGGCTAGCAGTTATTGCTGAAGATCTTGGTTTAACAACGCGAAAAGAGCTTTTCCCTGATAACTATCAAGATATTTGGATTGAACTTCGTCCCCAGACGACAAAAAGCAAAAACCTTGGATCATTAACCGCTTAGGAACTAAACCATGAGCAAAGTATTAAATGAATTGCCTGCAAGCGCTAGCAATAACGAATCGCTCATATTGCAAGCACTTAACGCTAGCAATCAAAGACAAGTAGCAGAGATGATAAATGTCGATGCAAGCATCCTTTCACGGATGAAAACAGAAAAGAAATCAAATGGATGGACTGAGATTGAGTTTATTAGCTTTTTGTTGACAGCCATTGGTTTGAAGGTTGTGCAAGAAAGTGATGTGTATTGCTCACCTGAAATTGCAGAAGCAACGCGAGTTTATTTAGCACATGCATTCACTTCACCTGAATACATGCGGATTTTATTCAAATAAAAAACCACTCCCCATCCAGGTAGAGAGTGGTTTATAGGCATTCAATTGAGGTGAATCAAATGAACACAAATAATTTATCAGAACAGCCAACCGAACTCAACTCGCAAGATTTTTTAGTAGGCGATGTGGTTGTGCTTACATCGCAAGGCTCCAAAGATTACCTGCTTGAAATCATTGACTACAAGTACACGAATGATTTGTTCCGAGTAAAGGTTATCTCCTCTGGTGCTTGTGGACCAATCCATAAAAGCCAGATTCGCCACGCAACAGTTGCAGAACTTAACGCTAAACGCCGACTAACAAGCGCTGAGCAAGCATTAGCGGAGGTGTCATGAATTCTAAATTCCAAAACCAACCTGATCATAAACAAATGCAGCAAGTTCAATCATTTTATGAGCCTGCTTTGCGAGTACTTGGCCACCTATTTGAGGTGAAAAAGCAAAATTTACGCAACAAAGGGTATGACGAAAATAATGCGGCGGTAACCAAGGTTGAATTTTCAGAGGCTATGGCTCGTCAATTTCGCATAACGCAATGGTTAGCACAACAGATTGTAACCAGCTTAACCAAGGCGTGTTTGGTTGATTCTTTTGGAGGCTATGTTAAGCCAAAGGGTGGTGAAAAGTGAGATATGCAGCAAGAAGAAAACAGGATATTTCTGTTTCCACCACACCGCTAGAGGTGGTAATTCCACTGGAACAACCAGTAAAGATCTATTCGGCTAAAGAATTAGCAGCCATGCCACTTTCAGTTATGAATGCCGCAATTGAGGCTCAGGAAAGATTTTATCAACTTGAAGAATTAACCCATATGGGGGGGCAGGCTATAGCAGTTCGCCGTCTCATGGAGGATGGGCACAAACTAATTCAGGTGAAAGAAAAGTCTCGTATTCGCTACAAAATCAACAACGAATTTATTCCTCCAAGAATTATTCGTCAGTTGGAAATGCGCGGTCTTGTAAAATTAGGAGCAGTCACTGATGTATAAATATCTCCACCATATCAGCGACTTTATGGTTGCTACAGCGCACCTTAGCCCAGTTGAAGAGTGCTTTTATCGCCGTGCTCTCGATTTCTATTATTTGAATGAAAAACCATTACCCAAAGAAACCCAGTCGGTTTTTCGTCGGTTACGTGCAAATACCCAAGAAGAAAGGGATGCAGTATTAATTGTGCTGCAAGAGTTTTTTGTGGAAGAGGAAGACGGGTTTCACAACAAACGTTGTGATTCAGAAATCGCCGCTTATCAAAAAGTAGGGGATAAAAATCGTGAAAATGGTAAGAAAGGTGGGCGTCCACGTAAGGAAAAACCAAAAGAAAACCAAAGTGAAGGCGACTCGGTTAATTCTGAAAACCCACAAAAACCCAGTGGGTTAATTTTGGGTTCTGAAAGTGAAAGCCAAAAAAACCTTAACCATAAACCGTTAACCGATAACCAATATATAGATAGTAGTAGTAATGCGCGTGAAGAAAATTCGCAATTAACCCCAATTCAATTTGCTCAGTATCAGATCGATGATCACAAGCGTTACTCAATGCGTGAATTCATTTCTGAATACAGCGAGTTTCAATACGATTTCATCTCACTTGCTCAACAAAGATTTGTTTCTGTACCTGAAATCGACTTGAGAACCATGATTCAAAATTTCGGTGACTGGTACTTTGCAAACGAATCAAGTTCGTTGAATACACCAAGCATCTGGTTGGTTAAGTGGTTCTCTTGGGTTCAAAACAACGAGAAACAAGTTGCTGCTAACCGCAAGAAACAAGAGCAAATCACTTCAACCGGTCAAAAACCACAAGAGCCGGGTTATTTCGCCAATCTTTTTGAGGAACAAAGCGAATCTCAAATTTTGGATGTAACCCCGGCAAAAAAGTTTCCAATGATTGAGGAGGTAGGTCATGCATGAGATTACCTTGAACGAAGTGCGTCAATTAATCGCTTCTCTTCGCACTGTTTACGCTGCTCAGTTCAATAAGCAATTTCCAGCAACAGGCGAAAGTGCAATTCCTCTGTCAGTAGTTGAGCAAATTGCACTTAAAACACTGGTTGGCGTTCAAAAAAATCAATTTAACAACGCACTTGCTCGATTACTTACAGCAGGTGGGCGTTTTATGCCGTCATTTGCTGAATTTCGCACCTGGTGTATCGGTGAAAGTTGGATGTCTCCAGAGGAAGCTTGGTCACGTGCATGTAAGTTTACGACTGACCGTACCGTGGTTATTACACAAATTACAAAATATGCATTAGACGAAGTGATGTATTTGATCGAAGCCGGCCAAATGCGAGCAGCTCAAGATAATTTCTTCGGGACCTACAACGTGATGGTTGCTAAAGCTCAGTTAAAAGGCCGTCAGCAAGAGTTTTACACTCCACCGCTACAACTAGAGCATAAAGAACCTGAACACACCCCAGTAAGCAATGACGAAGCGCAAAAGCATCTCAAATCTTTGATGGAAAGGTTAAGGATTAATGGCCGTAAACCTGCACCAGTACAAAAGCTTCAAACAACGGAAAAAGAGCCAGAACTTAAACAAGAGTTAGGGCCAGATCCTTTTGACAATCCACATGAATATGCAGAGATGTGCCGCCGGGAGGGCATGCCAATTCCTAGAAATATTCAGCGATTGATTGATGGGGTGAATGTATGAATTCCATGACAAAAAATAAGTTATTTGGATTAGCTGATGATCGAACTGATGTATGGGCTACGCCGCAAGATTTTTTCGAAAAATTGGATCGAGTATTTAACTTTGATTTAGACGTTTGTGCTCTGCCTGAAAACGCTAAATGTGAACGTTATTTTACACCTGAAATTGATGGTCTAAAGCAAGAGTGGACTGGGACATGCTGGATGAATCCACCTTACGGCAAAGAAATCATCGATTGGGTTGCTAAGGCAGCGGAAACAGCAAGTAAAGGGCATACGGTAGTTGCACTCGTTCCTGTTCGCACTGATGCCCGTTGGTTTCAAGACTATTGTTTGGGTCGTGAAATTCATTTTATTCGTGGCCGCTTAAAGTTTGGCGGTTCTAAAACGAATGCACCTTTTGGTTGCTGTGTTGTGGTGTTTAGACCAAGCCTGATAGACGTCAGTTGGGAGAAATCAGCATGACCAAATTCGAGTTTTTGGGATGGGGCTTACTCATTTCGTGTGTAACAGCAGTACTTTGCGGTGCGGTGGTTTTGTGGTGGTTGGCGCGTAAAGAGCTTGATGAGAAAGGAGCCAGACATGAAAGCAACTAAATTGATTAGAGATAAAGGACTGCAATACGCGAAAGAAATCGTTGATTCAGCCCCTTCTAATGCAACTGAGTGGAATGAAGGTTTCGAGTTCCAATGTGGTCAAAGTGTAGAGATTAGCAAGGCTGACCGAGAAAAATATTTTGTAGACCTTTCTGAACTCAAGCGTCTGGTGAAGTCAGTTGAAATTATTAATCAGGCTGGTGGTTATGAGGTTGTAAAAACTGCCATTTCTAACTATCGAGCTTCTGGTGACATGGTCACATTCTCAAGTTTAGAAAAGCGTTTGAAAGACCACGAATCAATATACGGGGATAGTGAAAATGCAAAAATGCAACCACTGTAAAGCTGAGCAATTAATTAATTCGTATGGTGGTCTTCCAGAGGCAAAGGCTTACCTGAGGCGTTATTTCAAGCTGAATGGTGGATTAAGAAATAAGTATCCAAGAACAGGCTCTTTGATAACTCAAAAGAGGAATGAATTGCAGAGCGCAATTTTAACTGTAGAGGGCTTAAATAATGGACAGTAAATGGATTGAAGCGCAACGGCGTGAAATGGAAAAGCTTATTTCACCAGAGCTAATCAAGTCGAGAGATTTAGCACGTCAAAGTTACTTCGAACATATGGAAAAAGAAATGGCTGACCACGTATCGCGCTCAATTGAACCACTCAGCGGCAAAAAGCAAAGCACTCTGGTTGAACTAAGGGAGTCAATTGAAAAACTGGCTCAAAAGTATAAACAAGATGCTCATTCATCCAGCCTTTTTGGTGATCAGGATAAAGCGCGAGTTTATAACTGCTTTGCTAATCAATTAGACCTTTTGCTGAAAGGTGGTGCTTGATGTCATCAGTCAGCATTGTTGAATACCGCAAGTTATTTCCGATAAAGAAAAATAAAAAGCGGCGTTCAGCAAAGCAAGTTGCTAGACAACCAAGTGTGGGTGAAATGGTACTGGCAACGCATTTAAGAGCGTGCAAGATTGGTTTTGAACAGGAATATAAATTCCATCCAACACGTAAATGGAGAGCAGATTTTTTAATAACGGGTACAAAGATTTTGATTGAGGTAGAAGGTGGTATCTGGAGCGGAGGCCGTCATACAAGAGGTAAGGGCTACATAGGGGATATGGAGAAATACAACTCCGCAGCAATGATGGGTTTTACAGTTTTACGGTTCAGTACTGAGCAAGTTAAGTCCGGTATGGCATTAAAGCAAATTGAATTATTAATTAAGGGTAAATAGGAAGGCGATTATGCTAGTTGAAAAGTTTGATTTTATTGAGTTACTTCGCCTTGCTATTGCTCAAAGCGAAGGTAAAGGAAAAATTACTAAGCATGTTGTTTTGGGAGAAATTGCCTTATTGCCTGCAGGTGCAAAAAAATGGGCAGAATTACTGCTTGAACGTGTTGATTTTGAGCGCATTGCAGAAATCACAGAAACAAAGAAAATTTATGAGACCAGGATAATTAATGGTAAGGAATCAAAAAAGCGTATTGGTGAAATACCGGGTAAAGTTGAAATAAAAAAAGGGGAGATTAACTCAGCTGATTTTTTCCGCGTTAGAAACGTACTGGCGGGTAAGATCCATCGTGAAATGATCAAAAAGAACTTTAAGCCAAATAATTGTCAGGGCGATTTATCAAATGTGGCCAAAGGTATTGCTGAGGTTGTTTTGCGTGGGCGATTATTTACAAAGGCAATGTGTGGCCATTGCCAGGGATTAGGCAAATTGGAGTTATTCAATGAAAAGGGATATCCAAACGGCTCTAAATTTTGTGATAAATGTGGTGGTACGGGGAAACGCCCTTATACATTGCATGAAAAAATCACGATCGCAAAATTAAAAGTATCTAAATCTGGATATTCTGAGCGCTATGAACCATACGAGTTAATTGCTGAAGCATGTATAGAGAATTGGGAAAACAGTATTAGAACAAGCTTGGCTAGATCGTTTCATTTTGAATCAGAAGAAATCACCCTTGCTTGACATAAACAGAACGGTTGAGTATAAGTATTTCTAAAATGGGCGCTTTATACATGGATCGCCAGAAAAATTTAATAGAAGCTCACTAATTTTAGTGGGCTTTTTGTGTATCTAGAGCATTGAAAATGGAAAACACCTGGCATGCTGACCAAGAAAAACCAGAATTACGGCCAGATGAAAAACCTTTGAATTGCCCATTTTGTGGATCTGATTCAATTTGTACGGATTCTTCACATTATGGAAAACCAGATGAAGACGGCTCTATAGCGTGGGATGCTTTCACATGGTGTCATGATTGTGGATCAAAAGGCCCTAGTGCTTGGGCGATGATCGCTTGGGATGAAAATTTTCATTACGACACTGTTTATGAAGAAAGATCAATTGTTAATTATGCTATTCGCCAGTGGAATACACGCAAATAAGATTTTTAATCTCGTGAGGGGTGTTTTATAAGCACACCTCTCTTTTAGCCGGACGGATTACGGCGCAAACGGCCCCGCTACATACTAGTTATTGGCGGGGCTTTATATTTTTACAATTTCGAAATATATTATTTTTTTTAATTTTGGAAAAGAATAATGACAGTAGAAAATAGAATTGAAGAGGCTAGAAGGAACTATAGCGAAAAATATGGTACTGAACCTGAATTTGTTTTAATAGAAGCAGATGCGGCCTCATTCATTCATGGTAAACGTTTTAATGGTGGGGATATGGCTAATAAAGATTATACTTTAAAAGCTGTAAATCAACTCAGTGGTTGTATACCTATTTTAGTTCCCAAATATGGTCATGAATTTAAGTTATTTGAAGAAAAAGATCTTCTTCAAGCAATAGAGCAATTTAATCAAGGTAATATTGAAAATAGATGTGTAAAGATTAAAAAAGAAGTACCTACAGCTTGGCTTGATTCTCCCCTAAAAAGATCAATAGCTAATTATAGGCTTGAAGTTGTTGAGATTCCTGTTTCATATGTAGATGCTTTTATGACGTATAAGGAATCGAAGTCTAGTTAATTATAAGCCTCCGAAAAGGAGGTTTTTTTATTTCTGGAGTAATTATGAAAAACGAAGTTGGCTTTCATGTTCCTGTTCGTCCAATGCCTCCAGAATGGCTTTTTGAAATGGATACACCAAACTTTGCACCAGCTCCAGAAATATGGGAATGGATTAAACAAGTATTTCTAGATCCAAAATCGAAATTATTTAATCCTGATCACATGCACTTACGTTCATTTCGATATCCCGATATTGCTGTGATGTGGGCTAGATCTGGCTTTAAAAAGCAGGGACGTCAGGTTATCGGTACTACTGAAAAAGTCATGATCAATGCTGGTGGTTGGAAGAAAGAACGACAAGAAGAACAATACATCCAGTGGTTCAATTATTTACCTGAATACTTAATTACTTTTGATGCTTCATATTCACGTATAGCAAGTGATGTGAACTTTTGTGCTTTGGTTGAACACGAGCTTTATCACATTGCACATAAGAAGGACCAATACGGGACACCAGCTTATAACAGAGAAACTGGTATGCCTAAGTTAGCTATTCAAGGTCACGATGTTGAAGAATTTACTGGCGTTGTTCGTCGATATGGAGCAAGTGAGGATGTTATGCGGATAGTTGAAGCAGCTAATAAAAGACCGCAGCTGTCACGGGCAGATGTTCATTATGCTTGCGGCACTTGTAACTTGAAGGTGGTTTAAATTTTTTTTGCCACTCTACTTGGACGTACTTGGACGGATAGAGATAAATGGCAAGGCTTAATAAACGGGTGAAACTCTATATAGTACGGTCACTTGCTACCTATGAGACACCTAGTGAAACAGCAAGAGGCGTCCAAGAAGAATTTGGTATCACCGTAACCAAACAGCAATGTGAAGCATACGACCCAACAAAGAAAACAGGGCAGGACTTAAGCGAAGAATTTAAAACTGAGTTCTACAGAGTGCGCAAGGAAATGAACGACAACCTTAGCGCAATCCCAATCGCAAATATTGCCTACCGCCTCAAGCGTCTACAACGGTTCATCGATCATGAACAATTCAAAGAAAACCCAGTCATTGTGCCGAGCCTTTTAGAGCAGGCAGCTAAAGAGGTTGGTGGACTTTATACCAATCGAAAAGAAATTACAGGCAAAGACGGCGGTCCAGTCCAAACAGTTAATTCAGAAATTCCAGTTCCAATGGAAGATTACTTAAAAGCGCGGAGGGAAGTCTTAGATGAGTACTGATGCGGCTCGGGATAAAGCCATCCGGATCGAGGCGCAAGAAGATTTATATTTCTTCACAAGGTACATGTTTAAGGAGCGCCGTGGTTATAAATGGATGCAGAACTGGCACCACTTAGAAATCTGCGAAGCTTTAATGAAAGTTTATCGCGGAGAGATAAAGCGGTTAATTATTAACGTTCCACCACGATATTCTAAAACTGAAATTGCTGTAATTAATTTCATGGCTTGGTGTTTTGGTAAGAATCCAGACTGTGAGTTTATTCATATCAGTTACTCGGCAATGCTTGCCGCAAACAATGCCTTCCAAATACGAACTCTTGTGCAAGAAGAGGCGTATAGGAAAGTCTTTCCTGAGCTTACATTGCGTGATGATAGTAAGGCTAAAGACTTCTGGAGAACTTCTCAAGGCGGGGTCTGCTATGCAACTGGTACAGGCGGTACGATTACCGGTTTTGGTGCGGGAAAACTTCGTAAAGGCTTTGGTGGCTGCATTATTATTGATGACCCACATAAAGCACATGAAGCTTCATCAAAAACTATTCGAGAAGGGGTAATTGATTGGTTCCAAAACACCCTTGAGTCGCGTACTAACTCACCAGATACACCGATTATCGTCATCATGCAGCGTCTACATGAAGATGATTTGGCTGGATGGTTGCTAGGTGATAGAAAAGACGGCGTTCCTGTAGCTGGTGGTAATGGTGAAGTGTGGGAGCATCTATGTCTTTCTGCTATTCAGGAAGACGGTTCGGCACTATGGCCAGCAAAACACAATATTCAAAAATTGAGGCAAATGGAGCAAGCTGCGCCGTATGTTTTTGCCGGGCAATATCGACAAATGCCATCACCGCCAGCAGGCGGTTTTTTTAAGCCCGACAATATTCAAATTGTTGATGCTTTGCCTGCAGATGTATTGAAACAAGTTAGGGCTTGGGACTTCGGGGCAACCGAAAATGAAGGCGACTTTACAGTAGGTGTGCGAGAAGCTCTAGGCGCAGATGGTTTTACTTACATTGTCGATGTTACAAGAGGACAGCTTGGTCCAGACAATGTGAATAAGCGTTTAGAACAAACAGCAAAAATAGATGGGAAAAAAGTTTCTGTGCGTCTACCACAAGATCCTGGTCAAGCTGGTAAATCGCAAGCTAGTTCATTTGTGAAGCTTCTTGCGGGTTATAGCGTGATAGCTAAGCCAATTTCAGGTGACAAGCTTACACGGGCACAACCCTTTGCGGCCCAAGTTAACGTAGGAAATGTACGAATGCTCAAAGGTGAATGGAATAAGGACTTTATTGATGAGCTTCGTCACTTTCCTAACGGTACACATGATGACCAAGTGGATGCAGCCTCTGATGCGTTTAATGAATTACATGAAGGTTTTGAAGCCTTCTTTGCTGATATGGGATTTGCACGATGAGTGATGTAACTTTTCAACATCCTGAATATGTTAAAAACTTGCCATACTGGCAAAAACTTGATGATGTTTGTGAAGGTGAAGATGCAGTTAAGGCTAAAGGTGAAAAATATTTGCCGATGCCAAATGCTCATGATAAATCACCTGCAAATAAAAGCGCTTATGAGGCTTATCGTACCCGTGCAGTCTTTTATGAAGTTACTGGTACTACCTCAAATAGTTTGGTTGGAGCAGCTTTTGCAACTGATCCAAGTTTTAAATTTCCTCCAGAACTTGCACATTTAGAACGTAATGCGAATGGAGCAGGCCTTAGTACTTATCAACTGGCTCAAAATGGTATTCGCCATTTATTAAAACATTATCGTTGCGCTTTATACGTAGATTACCCGGATGTATTACCAGCTCGTAATCTAGCGGAATTTAAAGCACAAAAAGCCTATCCGATGATTCATTTGCTCAATGCCCTTGATGTAGTGAATTGGGATTCAGTAATGGTCGATAACCAAAAAAAACTTTGTCTCGTGGTTATCCGTGAATTTAGGTCTGAGCGCGGTGCTGATGGCTTTAGTAAAACCGAACAAGAGCAATATCGTGTACTTCGTTTAGAGCAAGAGGGTAATGGGGAATATATCTATTCAGTACAGGTATACACAAAGGGAGAAAAGAGCAATTGGCTTGGTGGAGAGAAGAAATTTCCAACGGATTATAATGGTAATTTTTGGACTTATATTCCATTTACCTTTGTAGGAGCCAATGATAATTCTGAAGAGATTAAGAAGCCGCCATTACTTCCTTTGGCCAATCTCAATTTAGCCCATTATCGTGACAGTGCGGACTTTCAAGAGTCCGTTTTTTTTATGGGTCAACCTCAATACTATGCGAAAGGTGTTAATTGGGAGTGGTATGACCAAGCGAAGAAACGAGGCATCTATATTGGCGCGAAAGTTCTTTTGCCTTTACCTGAAAATGGTGGATTAGGAATTGTTCAAGCCGACCCTAATACTCTTGCCCGGGAAGCGATGAAAGATAAGTGGGAAAAAATGAAGGAGATGGGGGCGCGTTTAATTGAGAAGGGTACTGCGGGTAAAAAGACCGCCACCGAAGCGAATAGCGATGACGCCGTTCAGCATTCAGTTCTTTCGCTCTGTGTAGTCAATATGAATGAAGCCTTGTCAGCAGCATTACGATGGGCAGCAAAGTTTGTAATGCCAGATGTTGATGTTCTCTCTAAGGACGAATTGGTATTTGAAATTAGTCAGGAATTTAACAAGCAAGGTTATTTAGCTGAGTTAGCTAGACAGTTATTTGAAGCAGCTTTACAAGGCCGATCTTCATTTAAATCATGGTGGGAATACAACCAAACAGGTATGTTCCCTAAACAAAAATATGAAGAAGAGCTACAGAATGTTGAAGCAGAGCAAGATGGAACTTTAAATCAAAGGTAGAGTGAGATGGCAACAGATATCAAAAAACTATTTGAAGCACTCACTCAGCACCAGGCCTACCTTTATCGTGCTTCATCGAAAACGGTAAATGAGCTATTGGCTTTATTCAATGATGATACGAGCAAGATGCTTTCTAAGCTTCGGGATTTATTGGATGAGCTTAATGAGTCGGAGAAAGTTGCTTTAGCTGGTGGTAAATATACAACTTCGAACTTAAGGGAAATTAGGGATTTGATTTCCCAATGGTTTGCCAGTGTTAATTTAGCATTACCTGAAGCTTTTGCCGTTTCTGCTACGGCGCTGGCTGTTTATGAGGCTAATTACGTAGCCAAGCTCTATGGAGCAAAAATTAATAAGCCTGACGGGGAAAAACTATTTTTATCCGCCAAAAAAGCTCCGTTGGCAGGTGGCGCTCTTGTCGATGATCTGCTTTCAAGAATTGCTGAAAGCGCCCGTCAAAAGGTTGAGTATGCAATTCGAGATGGTATTAATTCAGGCAAAACTAACCAAGAAATTGTTCAGCGCATTCGTGGTACCAAACGGCTGAATTATGAGGATGGCATTTTAAACGGTACCAAGACGGATATTGAACGTACCGTAAGAACTGTACGGAGCCATGTAGCCAATCAAGCCTATCTAAATAGCTTCAACCAAATTGGCTTTGAATATGTCCGATTTGTTAGCGTTTTAGATGGCCGAACTTCTAAGCTTTGCGCTTCATTAGATGGTTCAGTGTGGGCGATTAATGATCCTGCAAAGCGTGTACCGCCGTTACATCCTAATTGCCGCAGCATTCTCGTACCAGTTGAGAAGGACGGGGAGCTAGTTGGAGAACGCCCGTATGTGATGGATGAGCGAAGAGTGAAGGACATTCCAAAAGATGAGCGAAGCCAATTAATAGGGCAGCTAGATGCCAACACTACATTTAAAGAGTTCTTCAAAAAGACAGATGACTTCTTCCAAAAAGAGTGGCTAGGGCCGAAGCGTTACAAGCTCTATAAGGAAGGAAAATTTGATTTTGATAAGTTCTTCGATCCTGAGGGGCGGTTATACACATTGGACCAACTTCGAAAGTTGGATGAGCAGACATTTAAGGAGTTGGGATTGTGAAAAAAGTAACTATGACTCAAGCACAATACATCCTAAGTACAAATCTTATTGTTGTGCCATTTGTAAGGAGGTTGATTCCAAGATATATAGCTATTTTAGGATATAACTTTAAACAGCCCAAAGCACAGATTCCGCATTAAACCTAATTCAAACCATAGCACCATCGGGTGCTTTTTTTGTGAGAAGAAAATGCCAAGCCCTATTATCCAATATTTCCAATATGAACATTTACCTGAACATTTGCAGCAAGTTAGTAAGCCAATTGGTGATTTAGCTCGGCAAATGGATGAGCAACTTCCTGACGGGCCTGAAAAATCCACAGGATTAAGAAAGCTACTTGAAGCAAAAGATGCATTTGTACGCCAAGCTTTAAGTAAATAATCATTTATAGAAATGAAGCGTCCTAAAGGGCGCTTTTTTATTGCCTGCCGAAAGCGGATGCCAACGGCGAATCCGGGCGGATGCCCATTTTGTATATATAGGTTGGATGACCAATGAAACTTAAAACAGTAACAATCGACGGTAAAGTTTATGCGGAAGTAGACGGCGATAAGCCGATCTATATTCATGATGACGGCAAAGAAATGCCACATGATGCACCACACTCGGTAGCAACAATTGCACGCTTAAACAATGAAGCTAAAACACAACGTGAAGCCAAAGAAGCAGCCGAAAAAGCATTAAAAGCTTTTGAAGGAATTGAAGACCCAGCGGCAGCTAAAAAGGCATTACAAACAATCCAAAATCTCGACGATAAAAAGCTGGTGGATGCCGGTGAAGTTGAGAAAGTTAAAGCTGAAGCTATCAAAGCAGTTGAAGAAAAATATGCTCCGATTGTTGAGCAACGTGATGCTCTAGAAGCCTCTTTACATAAAGAACTTATCGGCGGTGGTTTTGCTCGTTCTAAGTACATTCAAGACAACATTGCAGTACCTGTGGATATGGTGCAAGCGACCTTTGGTCATCACTTCAAAATCGAAGAGGGCAAAGTGGTTGCATACGATCAGAACGGTGAAAAGATTTATTCACGTGTACGTCCCGGTGAACTTGCAAATGTTGATGAAGCTTTAGAGTCATTGGTTGGTGGATACCAGCATAAAGACTTAATTCTTAAAGGTGGTAAAGGAACTGGTGGCGGTTTTCAAGGTGGGGGCAAAGGTAGAGCGCCTGCAGGAATGAAACGCAGTGAAATGTCTGTTTCTCAGAAAGCAGAATACATCAAAGAACATGGCAATGATGCCTTCCTAAAACTACCGAACTAATCATTATATATTTGGAGATAAGTAGTTATGACTACAACAGTTAATTCCGACATGATCATCTACAACCAACTGGCTCAAACTGCTTATTTAGAGCGTTTACAGGACAATTTGAATGTCTTTAATGAAGCTTCCAATGGTGCGATTATTTATCGTAATGAAATCATTCAAGGTGACTTCAATAAAAATGCATTCTACAAAGTTGGTGGTAGCATTAAACATCGCGATGTGAACTCCAATGCAAAAGTAACTCCGGAAAAAATCGGTGCTGGTGAGTCGGTAGGTGTAAAAATTCCATATAAATATGGTCCTTATGCATCTACTGAAGAGGCATTTAAACGCCGTGCTCGTACACCAGAAGAATTTGCTATGGTTGTTGGTTACGATCTTGCAGATGCATTGGTTGCAGGACGTTTAGAGTACAGCTTAGCTTCTTTAAAAGCTGCTATTTCTAGCAATCCCGACATGGTTGCGAAAGGGAGTATCGTTGTTGATGGCCGCAAAGCATTAACTCGTGGTATGCGAAAGTTTGGTGATAAGTTTGGCCGTATTGGTTTATGGGTGATGAACTCAGATACATATTTCGATATTGTCGATGATGCAATCACTAAGCAAATTTATGGTGAATCTGAAATCGTTATCTATGGAGGTTTACCCGGTACATTAGGTAAGCCAGTCTTGGTGACTGATGCTGTAGGGGATAACGATGCTTTTGGCTTGCAGTATGGCGCTGTTACTGTAACTGAATCACAAGTACCGGGCTTCCGAGCTTATGACATCAATGATGAAGAAAACTTAGCAATCGGTATGCGTGCTGAAGGTGCATTTAACTTAGATATTCTTGGTTATAGTTGGGATACATCGAAAGGTGAAAATCCTGACCTTACATTACTTGGTTCAAGTGCTAACTGGATCAAATATGCGACCAGCAACAAAATGACAGCAGGTACCTTACTTGATTTATCGGGTACAGCGACAACTGGTTAAAACCTAAAAATTAAAATCTAAGGGGGCTAATAAGCCCTCTTTTTTATTATTAAGAGAAAAGCGCCATGAAGATTATCTATACACGTATTGCAGCAGTGGCTGCATTAGAGACGGGCATTATTGCTAACCCTGACTATTATGAAAACCCAAATTTGAAAGCAAAAGAGGTAATTATTTACGGTAATTATCCAAAGATTCAAAAGGATTATGAATCTTTGGAAGTTCCAGTTGAAGTTCGTAAGTTGGAAGAGCCACAAAAAACGACTTTGGCCACAGTAAATGTCGCAGTGGGAATTACCCCTGAACTTCAAGCTGTGATGGATGATGCAAAAGCTGAATGCGAAAAGGTAGTTGAAGAAAACACTCAGCTTAAGCAGAAAATTGCCATCTTAGAGCAGGCCGGTGGTAACCAATCAGAGTTGTTATCTGAGAATTCACGCTTAAAAGATGCAGCAGTCTTAGCAGATAAAGCTCTCAAAGATGCTGAAGCTCAAGTTGTCGGTATTAAAGCTGAATTTGAAGCTTTTAAAAACGATATTCCTGCAATGCAAACACGTATTGCTGAATTAGAAGCTGGAAAAGCGGAAGAAAATCCAGCTACAGAAACGGCAGCTAATGATTTTGAAAATTGGTCAAATGATCAATTAAAAGAGTATTTGGCTAGTAAAAACATTGGCTACAAGCCATCTGCAACAAAAGCAGAACTCCTTAAATTAATCCCGAAGGAATAATGCAATGAGCTTTATTACTGTAGATGACGCAAATTCAATTTTGGGCAGCGATTTTGCACCAGACAGTGATAAAGCTCGTCTGGTTCAACTGGCAAATGTCTGGATGAAAAAACGGATTGGTTTTGTACCAGATCCAATTGATCCACTTCTTAAAGATGCTTCGTGTGAAATTATCAAAGGAATTCTGGCCAAGGAAATTTATAACGGCAAAGACCAGCAGCTGAAGCGCAAGAAAGTTAAAGCTGATTCTGTTGAATCTGAAAAAGAATACCAAGACGGATCTGAAGCAATTTCAAGCTTTGAACAGATAGCAATTGATTTTATTGATTCACTTGATTTGAAAGATCCAAATGCAAGTTTTAATGGCTTTGGCATACCACTTTATAGGGCATGATATGGGCTTACGTGACGAAATTCAGGCAGATATTGCCGAAGCATTTAATGAAGATCTAGCGGACGCCGTTCATACCTTTACATGTGAGCGGATTTCAAGAAAAGATTGGGATCCTAAAACTGAAACGTATGTCGAAGTTAAAGAAAACTATTCTGGTCGTGGCGTTCTGTTTGGCTCATACAGTCAATATGAGATCCAAACACTTGGAGTTCTGGCCACAGATAAGAAGGCTACCGTGCTTCAAAATGAAGTGTCCATGACACCTAAAATTGATGATGAATGGCTAACAGCTTTAGGCTCATTTCGAGTTATCCATATTCAACAAGATCCAGCCAGTACAATCTGGAAATGTCAGCTTCGAAAAGTGTAGGAGCTAAAATGGTTAATCTTGATTATGTTCCTGAATGGTATATCTCGCCTTTCCAACATGTGCAGTACACGCTTGCTCGAAATCAACTACACATGGATTTGTTATTTGAAGATATGGATAAAGCCGATCAATTTTTGGATATGGGAGCGGATGCACAGGTTAGTACTTTTTCAGATGGTGCTTATGCAATTGTCCAAATCGGTGATACTGCAGATAAAGATAAAATTCAAGTTTATGGATTGCTTTTACATGAAGCTGTTCATATCTGGCAAATAGTAAAACGGAGAATGGGTGAGCGTGAGCCTAGTGTGGAATTTGAAGCTTATTCAATTCAGGCAATCGCTCAAGACCTATTTGAAATGTTCGAAGCTAGTGAGGTAAATCATGGGATGGAAGGGGAAAAAGCCGACTAGTTTTAGTCTTGAAGTATCTAAAGCAGCAGAAGACCATGTAAAGAATATTGTCATGGATACCGTGCAATCCTTAGTTAATTTAAGTCCTGTTGATACTGGCGCATACCGTGCTTCACATATTGTTTCGGTTGGAGCCGCTGATTACGGTGTGCGTGAACCTGAAACAAACCCTATTAACGACGCAGCGATTCAGGCAATGAAGATTAAGTTAGGTAATTTGGTTTATATCCAGAACAATAAAGCTTATGGACCGCGCTTAGAAAACGGCTGGTCTGATCAAGCACCACAAGGTATTTATGGCCTCACGTTTAACTTTATTTCTCAAAAGTACGGTGGCTAAAATGGCAATGACTTTAGAGCAGACAAGGCAAGCTATTATTGAGCACATGCAAGCTTTCACAGGCATTGCTCAGGAAAGAATTCAGTATCCAAATGCACCCAGCTTTACGGTTCCAAAAGAAGGTATATGGTGCCGTTTGACTATTGCAGGCGGCCCGAGCTTTATTTCAGGCATTGCAGATAAGCCATGTACACGCCGTACCGGTAATATCATGATTCAATGCTTTGATCGACTTCATGTGGGAGAAAAAGCTTTAACGGTTCTTGGTGATGCTTTGCTGGCACATTTTGAATATTTCACAATCGAACACTTAGAATGTTTGAATGGACAATCTATTTATGCGGGTAAAGATGCTGATTTCATTCAGTATAATGTGAGCATTGGGTTTAAGGTGAATTGATATGTCATGTATGCTGACTTTAGAAGAAATCGAAATTAAACGGCAAGAGCTGGAACGACATCTTGAAGATGTTATGGCTGTTGAACTGAAGAAGTGGCAAAGCGAAAATAAGCTTTGTGTTTCCGATGTGAATATACGTTTGGCCAATGTGAATAGTCTTGGTGGAACTAAACATAATGTAGTTACTGGAGTAAGTGTTGATTTAGATTACAAACCTTAAATTACTTTAATTAAATGACCGCTAAGAAGCGGTTTTTTTATGCCTTATTCACTACCACCTCATCGGTGGTTTTTTTTATGTCTATAGGAATCACTTATGAGCAATTTTGTTTTTAAGCGTGGTGACACTTTCAACTTAAATCTGCAGCTAGTTGATATGGATGAAGCGCTGCAATATCCAGCCAATGATGTACGTCGAGCAATCAATTTAACGGGGTATACCTTTACTTCGCAAGTTAAAACTCTGGATGGAACCGCCGTTGCAACTTTCACTTGTACAGCTTTAAACCAGAGTACACAAAAGGGGTGGCTAAATGTTAAGTCCAGAGCAAGTACTGCAACGTGGCCATTGGGTTTGTGTCAGATGGATATTAAGGCCGTTGTTGGTGGTGTCGTTCAACATACTGAAACATTGGTATTCCAAGTGATTGATGGAGTAACAGCGTAATGGCAAATCTTTTATTTAGATTCAGTTGGGACCACCGACCTTTTGTATATAACTCTTCTCAAGGTAAGCGGCAATTTATGCTGCCTTTTGCTTCTGGCATTCCAAACCTCACTCCAGACTGGACTCAGGTAATTGGGCTGGGTCCAGCGGCAACAAGAGGTGTTGGAGTAGAAGGCGGTAATGTAGCAGCTTATGGTTCTTATGGTTTATCTAACTTAGGTTATGGTGGATCTCCAACTTCAGAAGCCGGAAATGATATTGATGCTGGTTATAAAGCAGGGGGACAAAAGACTCGTTTTAAGAATGCACCCACTAGTAGTTATACAAATCCCTATATAGCTGCTTATGCACCTTCTATCGTGGTTACTCGTGGAGAATTTACAGGTACGGAGTTATTTTTACCATATTACACCTCAACCCGTGCCAATAACATGGCAGTAATTGCATGGAGTTATAACCCATCTACTGAAAATCTCAGTAAAACCGAGCAAATCGTTTATACAAGTAAGAACAATGTTGTTTATACAACTGATAACAGCGCGACCAGCGGCAAGTTGGTTACTGTTGAGACTTCTGGCGAACTTCGCTCCAAGGGGTTTACTGTTGATTCGAACGGGGTTTACAAGGCAGCTTCACCGATTGCAAGACTATTTGCTGATTCACTTGAACTCAATGAAGATGCCTCAAAACAGCCGATTAACTTTGAAAAGTTAGGTACAGGTGACTACCTGATAAAAGGTTCTCTCGGATTTGCTAAAGAAGGCTGGTACATTGAAATGCCTAAAGATGCAAACGGTAATGTTCTTGTTGCTGTGTCTTATGAGCAGCATGAAGATGGGGATATTGCAGTAAAAACCTACAAGAAAAAATTTGATATCGAAACAGCCTCAATTATTCCTGATTTCGATAATCCTGTAGATATTCCAGAAACTCGCTGGATTGATATTCGATTGCATGAAGAACTCGAACCAGAGCCTGAAGAACCGTTGAGTGAAACACCATTGGAGTTCCAGCCTACTAACTTATCTCAGGCAGTAGCTGCAGCCATGATTGGTGTGGAACCGCCAGAAATCTCCGACACAGATGCAACATCTTAAAAACCCGCAAATTTAGCGGGTTTTTTTACGCCCATTTTTTATAACTTCCCGCTGATGAAGCGGGTTTTTTATGCCTAAATTTTGGAGAACCATAAATGAGTTCAGGCGCAAAAATTCGATTATATGCTTGTGAGGAAGCAGTTTTAGGAACTACTCCGGCAAATCCAGTCTGGTACACTGTTCGCCGTGTTACTGATAGTTTGACTGAAAACGTTACTACTGAAGATAGCAGTGAAGTAGTTGATTCACGTTTTCGCCAAGGTGCTGTTGTAACGGAAGCCGAAGTAACTGGTCAACTAGAGTTTGAATTATCACTAGGTACCTTTGACTTATTCTTAAATGTTCTCGCTTTCAATAACTGGGCTGCAAATGCTTTAAGTTTTGGTGGTGGAGTACGTAAGTCTCTTACCTTGGTAAAAGTCTTTAAAGATATTGGTCAAGTCTTTATTTATCGTGGTATTCAAGTGAATACAGGTGAAATGACGATCCAGACCACAGGCAAAATCACTGGTAACTTTGGTTTAGTAGGTAGCTCATTTACGCGACAGCAGGTTAATCCTGTTACAAATCCTATTCCAGCATCGACTCGCCCTCTGGTGAGTATGCCAAACGTTGAAAAGCTACTTATTAATGGTCAGTCAATTCAAGGGAAAGCTTGTCTGCAGACACTTACCATCAACTTTAGTAATAATTTAGAAGCGATCCGTTGTATCGGTTCAGGTAAGTACACGCCTGAGTTCTACTTAGAGAAAATGATGGATATTGGCGTAAATGCTAATTTCATGTTTTCAGCAACATCTGCCGCATGGATTGATGCCATTAAGACCCGTGATGTATTTACATTGACCTTTGATATTACAGACACAAAAGGCAGTAAGTACTCGTTTAATTTCCCGCAACTTGAAGTTAAGGAAGCTAATCACCCGGATGGCGGCGGTGATGACATCATTACAATAGATATCAATTTTGCCCAAGTGCGTACCAGTCCAACGATTGTACGTGCTCTTGTGTAATCAACTTATTCAGTAACAAAGCCTATGGAAACCCATGGGCTTTTTTATTTCTAAAAATTAGAGGTTGTTATGGCTTTAAAAGTCGGAATTATTAAAAGCTCGGACGTATCAAAATGGTGTGAATACAAGGGGGCTGATGGCGAGGTACAGGCAGAATTCAAAGTCCGTGGTATTGCCTATAAACCTTTTCAGGTAGCTATTGAACGAGCAGGAAACCAGATTTCATCCAAAGGCTATGATGTGATGGTCAAAGATGAAAATGCCAAGCTTTACCATGAACTTTTAATGGATGCATGTGCTGCCCATTTAATTGAAGACTGGAAGGGTGTGGTATTCGCCGAGATCGTAGACGGTAAAACTGTTGAGTCCGAAAAGCCATACACTCCTGAGAATGCCTCAAAGCTTCTTAATCTTGGTGATATTGGTATTTCAATCTGGTTATTCATTAAAGAACAGGCTCAGAAGATTCAGGAAGAAGCCGACAAGGACAAGGCTTTAATTCTGGGAAAGTCATCGAGCTCTACAAATACCAAAAAACGTATGCGTCGAAAACGCCGCACGAAATTGAACAAATCAAATTCTTAGGTGGCCACATTCCGGATCCACCAGAATATTCTTATGCGGCTGAATCCATTCTTTCGGCATTTAGCACTATATGCAGATCCAGACGATATGAGCAGGGTATCCCTTTATCTTTAGATCAGCAGGCAATCAATGTCTATGCAGAGCATAATGATTTGCCAGTGGCTGCTCATATTTTTAATGACTGTATTTTTGCGTTGGATAACCTGTTTCTGGATGAGGCGCATAAGAAAATATCAACCAAAAGCAAAGGTAAGTGACCAAATCGGGTATTGCCAGGGGCTGCAAAGCCCAATTTGGTCAAAACGTCAAACAATTGAGCAGTTGTTCTTAAACGCGACTCAAAATAACGCAGTCGATGTTACAAAATACTTGATCTGGATTGACAGAAAATTACCTTTAAGGTATTGCGCGTGATTATCAAATGATGAATAATCACCTTACCGTCAATATTTGACGGTTCGGCATTCTTTTACTCTTTTGAGAACCTTGGTGTTTGCTTGTATGTGTTTAACATTAACTGAAGCTAAACAAAAACTTAGAGCATCTGCTAGAGATACTAGCAGGATCAAGTTAACTACACATGCAAAAGAAAGAATGAAAGAACGCTGTATCTCCATGAAGCAAATTATTTGCTGTTTTGAACATGGAGACATCACTGAGGGACCATATTTGGATGCTCGTGGAACTTGTAAAGCAAATGTTTCTGTTCGTACTGCTGGTGAATATATTACCGCTACAGTTGCATTTAAAGAGACCGCGAACGGTGACCTTTCAGTCGTAGTTACTACATTTTAAGAGTAGGCTAAATTATGTATCACTATGAAGAATGTGGCTTAAGTAATATTTGGCTACAGAATGGTTTTACTATTGAAAATGATGAGGAATTTGGCGAATTGGTATCAATCCAATCTGTCCATGAACTCCATAATGCCATAGGCCTATATTTAATAACTCATAAGCCAGAACTCAATGGTGAAGAAATAAGATTTCTTCGTAAAGAGCTAAATTTATCGCAAAAAAATCTTGCGGGGCTTTTACGTGTTGGCGAATCTAGTATTCGACACTGGGAAGCTGGTCGTTCGTTAATTGGAAAACCAACAGATTTATTACTCCGTGCTTTATATCAAGAGCACGTACAAGGTGATGGTGAATTAAGACAGTTAATTGAAAATCTTAATCATCAAGAAAGAACATTAGTTCCAAGTGAAATTAGTTTTTCATATGGAAATAACCATTCATGGCATCAAACCAATTGTGAAATAGCTTAGTTAGTTTTATTTGATAGAAACCACCTTCGGGTGGTTTCTCTTTATGTGACATTCAGTAACCGCTTTGTTAAAGTTAGTACACTTTATAACAAACGGTGAATTCATGAAAAAATTATTAGCTGCGGGTTTAATTGGTCTTGGGTTGGTGGGGTGCGCTACTCCAGCCTATAATTATCAAGCTATACCTAAAAATATAAGCAAACCGCCAATTGGATCAGTTAATAAAGCATTTGTGGGGGATCAAATGCTTGAACAGGGAATGGTGGTTGATCGTGAAGTTCTAAACGTCCCTGAAAATATTAAAATTAGTTTTGCTTATTCACTTACTTCAGGCATTTACTTAAAAACAGGCAAAAATGAAAAAGGGCAATATTTTCAGCCATTCAACACTGTCAGTGGTGGGGGGATGGTTCAGAAAAACCCTTTAGCTGACCCATTTAAAGTAGTTATGTTAGATACTGAAGGTAAGCTCTGTGTAGTAACAGTATTTAATGCAAAAAACTGTACTGATAAACATCAAGCTACTATGAAGACAGTAGCAATTGCATCAGATAATTCCTTCCAACAAACATTAATTTATAGTGGAAAATTTGGAAATAAAATTAATGTCGGGTACCGTGAATTCTCAAGTAATCAAGCACGTCCTGCATTCAATAATGATGTTGAATATGATTTAAGCCAATCTAAGCAAATAGGTTATAAAGGTGCTTTATTGGAAGTAATTGATGCCACTAATCAAGATATTACTTACAAAGTTTTGAAGAACTTTAACAAGGTAGATTAAGATGAGCACACCACAATATCAAACAATGAAAGAAAGTGAAGTTTGCAATGCCATCGGATGGGGGTTAATTGTTCTAGGTATTATATCTGGATTTATTTTTATACTTGTGTTTGGCCGAGTTGAAGTTCCAAGAACTTATTATGGCACCGAGACCGTATGGTCAGGAATCATGGTTATTACAGGTATCGGGATAATCTTAAATGGATTCTTAGTGGGCTATCTGTTCCAAAAGGTTGCCAGCATATTGAGATATCACGAGAACAAGAGCGCATCTTAAGCAAAAACACTAACCCAAAAATCAACCTTAACAACCCACTCATTGAGTGGGCTTTTTATTGCCTAGAGGAAAGTAAGATGGCACAAGAATCACGTCTCGTCATTGTAATTGATGCAAAAAATGCAGAACGAAATGCGCGCAATCTAGGCAATGAACTGGATAGTATTGAGCGTAAAGGTGAGTTTGCATCTAAGTCTATGGACAACTTATCTGTAGCTACGCGAGCACTAGCTGGGTATATGGCTGGGCTAGTAACAGTAAGTTCTGCCATTTCAAAGATGGATACATATACTGGACTACAAAACCGCCTTAAGTTGGTCACTAATAATCAAGTTGAACTAAATAAAGCTACGGAAGACACTTTCCGAATTGCTCAAAAAACCTATTCAGCATGGGATTCTGTTCTACAGGTCTACCAGCGTTTTAGTGATAATGCCAAAACTTTAAACCTCACAATGGATGACACAGCACGTTTAACTGAAACAGTTTCTAAAGCTGTAGCAATTAGTGGTGCAAGTGCAGAAGCTGCTGATGCAGCTTTAGTTCAATTCGGACAAGCGTTAGCAAGCGGCACATTACGTGGTGAAGAGCTTAATTCTGTAATGGAGCAAACACCAGCTTTAGCAAAAGCTATTGCTAAAGGTATGGGTATTACTGTAGGTGAATTACGTTCAGTAGCTGCTGAAGGAAAAATCACTTCACAGGAAATCGTTAAAGCACTTAAAAATGTCCAAGATGAAGTTGATGCTCTTTTTGCTAAAACTGATATAACAATCGGGCAGTCTCTCACACTCCTAAACAACGAGATCACAAAATTTGTTGGCGAAGCAGGTAAGGGAAGTGGTGCGGCACAGGTATTAGCTGGATCAGTTCAAACTCTTGCAAGTAATTTAGATTTAATTGCTGATGGGGCTTTAGTAGTTGGTATTGGATATATCACTCGTGCAATTTTGATGAAGAGCGCTGCTATTAAAGAGGGAATGGCTTCAACTTTAGCGAGCCGCCAAGCATCTGTATTAAATGCTCAAGCAGAATATGCAGAAGCTACCGCTGCTTTGAATGCAGCAAAAGCTCATCTCGCGAATGTGCGAGCAACAAATGCAGAAACCCAAGCTAAATTTGGAGCAACTGCGGCAGCAACTCGATACGCACAAGCACAGGCAGCAGTAACTGCTGCTACAAATGCACAAACAGCAGCTCAAATTAAGCTAAATACTGCAACTTCAATTGCAGGGAGACTAGCTAAAGGGGCGTTTGGATTAATTGGTGGGTGGGCTGGAGTTGCAACATTAGGAGTAATGGGATTAGCGGCAACCTATTCTTATTTTAATAATAAGGCAGAGGAGGCAAAGCAAAAGCTTGCTGAACAAGCTAAAGTTGCTGAGAAAGCTGATGAGGAGTTAAAAAAATTAACTGGCAATGATAAGGCTAAAGCAGTTAATGATTTAACTACTGCTTTTAATGCACAAAATAAAGCATTAGAGAAATCATCGCGTGCTGTAGGGTCTGCATTAATTGATATCGAGAACTATGCACGAGGAAATAGGGAGGTTGAAAAAATTTCCCAAGAAGCGAGAACTGGAACTATCAGCTATACAGAAGCCATTGAACGTCTAAATAAAATTAAGTTGCCTACAGATCTATATGAAAATCTGAAAAAACAGGCTGCGCAGTATGATGACAATGCATCTAAAGCAAGTTTATCAGCTGAGAAACTTAAATTATTAAGAGTTGAAGTGAAACTTGGAGGTAATGAAGCACAAAATGCGGCAATTAAGCAACAGAAGCATGCTGATGCTTTAGGAAATACTGCTACTGAAGCAGAAAAGGCAACTAAGGCTTTGCAAGATTATCAAGCCAAGCAAAAAGATAGCGTTATTGATTCAATCTATAAATCAGGTTGGCTTGATAAAGGTTACACTGTTGCTCAAGCTAATGCCATTTTAGAACTGCAAAAAGCAAAAGGAATGAGTGCAATTTTGTCTAAAGATGAAATTGATAGCGCACTTAGAAATCTCAAGATCATCGAAGAACAACAGGAGCGAGAAGATAAATTAACTGAAGCTAAAAGAAAGCAAACCAAGGAAAGTGAGAAAAAACTTAAAATCACACAAGCTGAATTGGAAGTAGCCAAGCGATCTGCTGCTTTAATTGAATCGAGTGGTTTAGGTAAATATGCTGAAAGCAAAGGGATACCATCAAGTGTAATTGCAGGCTTATTGGCTCAAGAATCTAAAGGTATTCGAGAAGCTAAGAGTCATACTGGTGCAATAGGATATTTTCAAACAACCAGTGGTTATCGTAAACAGAACAATATGTCTGTTGCTGATAGTTATGACTTGGAAAAGTCGGGCAAAATTGTAATTGATAATATCGCCAAGGTTTATGAAAAAACAGGTGACTTGGCTCAGGCAATACTTTCCCATAATGCAGGTGAGGGTGGAGCAAGACAGTTTACTAAAACTGGCAAGGTTAAAGGCAGTGCAGAGCGAAATAAGGAGGTTTCGCAGTATGTAGCTAAGGTTTCAAGGTATTCCGATATCATTGCTGGTGGTGTTGGCAAAGGCGGTTTATCCGATGGTGATAGCGATAGAGCCTATGGAGAGCAAATCAAGGCACGTTTAGAGTTAGTTAAGCAAGGTCTAAACCTTCAAGAGCAATATGAGGAGGAGCAAGCGAAGCGAACCAAGGCTCGTAACGAAGAAATTAACCTTGCGCAACAAACGGGTCAAACAGCCTTAATTCCTAAAATCAAAGAGCGATATAAAGCTCAAGATGAACTCGCCAAACTTCAGCAAGATTTTGAAGTAAATGGTTATAAGTGGACTGAAGAACAAAAACTTGATTACACATATAAAACCAATTCTTTGCGATTAGTTGCTGAAGGCAAACTCTCTGAAGATCAAAGAAAGGTTGCTTTAGATGGCCTGGAACAGCAAAAACAGCAAGAACTTGAGCTTATACAATCGACTCGCGAAAAACAGTTACTTGAGGCGAAAAGCTCATACATGGGTGAAACTGAGCTGGCAATAAGGCGATATCAGATTGAGCTGGATGAGATTAAAAAAGTTGCAGATGAGAAGCGAAAAGCTGGGTTGCTTAGCGCTAATAATATGGGGCAATTTCAGACTTTAGATAGCGCATCGGATAAGGTTTTTCAGAGCGGTTTTAATGCTTCACAACAAGTATTTCAACAAAATGACCCGCGAGGGTATGCTCAATGGGATTTGCAAAATCGGTATTCAACTGATGCAGGAGGGCTATTAAATACATATATAGACCAAACTAATGGTATCAATCTAATTGCTGATGAGGAACAGAGGAGCTCGCAATTATTGGCAGCGCGAGAGCAATATTTACAATCCAGAAAAGCACTGGATGAAAAATATGCTCAAGATGAACGGGACCTGAATAGCTCACTTTTTGAAACCCAATTGGGGCAACTTGATAGCTTAACAAGTCAGCTTAGTGGCTACTGGTCAAATATGACTGGAATTGTTAAAAATGCAGCAGGCGAGCAATCTGGTATATACAAGGGCATGTATATAGCACAGCAAGCATTCGCAATTGGCTCAGCCACAATTAGCGCGTTACAGGCGTATAACCAGATTCTAGCAAGTCCGTGGTATTTGGATGTAATTAGCAAATCAACAGCAGCCAACCTTGTGCTTGGGATGGGGATGGCGAATGTTGGTCTGATCGCTGGACAAACTATAGCCGGCTTCTCTGACGGTGGTTACACTGGATCTGGTGGGAAATATCAGCCTGCTGGTATTGTCCATAAAGGAGAGGTGGTCTGGTCCCAAGAAGACATTAAACGCTGGGGGGGAGTTGGTTTAGTTGAGAAAATGCGTAAGAGTGCAAACCCTGAAGCTTTTCTCAATAACAATGCCTCGGCTGATAGTGTCATGCGCCGTGCATTGATGAGTTCTAATGCCTTTATAGAAAGCCAAAAGCAAGCTGACATCTTTAATCAACCGGTTCAAGATACTCAGATTATCTATAAAGGTAATAGAGACACACCTAAGTTGGCGTCTTCGGCAAATTCTGACTTATTCCATGATGGCAAGGTCTACTTCTCATCAAATGGTTTTGTTCAGGATCGATCAAATCTTGAGGATGTTCAAGATTTCACGATGGGTCAAGCTGCTCGACCTCAAGCTGAGATTATGCCTTCAATAGAGCCTGCTTCACCGACAATCAATTTCAAAATTGAAGTGATTAATCAGGTGAGTGGAGCAACAGTTGAAGCTGAACAATTAGACGAGCAAACAGTCCGGATCATTGTTAAAGATGAACTGGATAAGCAGCTTCCAAGAACGGTACCGAAGCTTGTAAGTGATCAAATTGGTAATCCAAACTCAACTATTAGTCGATCTTTGACTGAGAATACCACTGTAAGGCGTAACCGTTAACTATGTGAGGCCGCCGAACGGGGGGGCATTTCACTACCTATACGCTGTATTCGACTTGCTTTCTAACGATATGTACAAAGTGTTTCTGACTTTCGATACACTTTGTTTCATATATTTAAGATATTTAAACGTTTATCAAGACGACGTTATTTGGCGTGTAGTTTTTCTAAAGTAATAGAATTAGACAGATTATGAAAGTTTCTGGCTTGACTACTTATCGGAACTACGATATTGACTTCGGTAGTAATTTCAACGTAATATTCGCGCTAAGAGACCTTCTTATTAATTAGTAAGAAGGTGTTTTCGTCTCTGGAGTGTATAGCCTTGGGAAAATTAAATCTAGTGTTAACTATAAAGATTATAGTCTCCTCAAATATGTGTATTCATCCGTAATAATTGCATATATTTGTTCAATAGACTTGTATAACAAACCTTGATTAATTCTATATAAATCATATTAGGCATACCATGACTGAATTTAAATGGCAAATTGATAGTATCCGTACTGTATTATTCTTTAACGGAGAAATTAATTTTAAGAAAAAAGAATGGTCGAAAAATATAACTGGGCTTGAAATTTCTAATGAAATGACCCAATCGGAAGAAAATGGACGTTTGATTCAATATGTTGAAATTACTAATCTTGATAGTAATAAGCAATTTAATTTGGTTTATTTAAAAGATCAAAGCTTAATTGATTTACAATTAGTATTTGAAAGAGATGAAAATTTTTATACTTTCAATGAAATAATCAAAGAGGTAGATTTTTTTTACGAAAAAATTAGCGTATTTTTTGATCAGCTCAATGAAAAGATTATTCGTATTGGTAATGTTGTTGAGCTTAGTATACCTGTTGATAATGAAAAAATAGGTTGTGATTTGTTAAGAAGTAATGTTTCTTATTTAAATAACATGCAGGAGGATTTAGAAGAAATTAGTTATAGAACTAATAAATCATATTTTATTGACAATATTAAAATTAATCAGGTTGTTCAGTATTCTAATGGTCAGAAAATGTCATTGGTGATTGATCCTAATATAGGAATTCCCAAGGCTAAAGTGCAAAAAAATATTCTAATGAATATAGATGTTAATACAGATGCTTCTCATAGATCTGAATTAGATTTCTTAAAATTCATTCCATTATTACAAGATTCAGTAAAAAAATTAATAAGAAATGGAGGTACTTATGTTAGTTGATACCTATTCAAGCTCATTAAGTTTACCTTCTTTTTCGAGTAATACACTAAATTCTATAAATCGTAGTACAACTGTAGTTTCTAATTATAATGGAGTTGCTAATCGCGTAAATAAAAGCGTTGAAAATTTCATTGATCATACTGAATCAATGCGTGTTTTTTTTAAAAGCTTTCTAAATAATCAATCAGATTTTCTTGCGTTTTTTTTATGCTTATGTGTCATTGGTTCTTTTCAATCATATGATCTTAGACTTGATAGTAAAGATAATATTATTTCACCTGAGATATTTAAAGATTCTAAAAATAGTTTTTGGTGGGATAAAAAACATTATTTTGAAATATATAAATTAGAAGCAACTAATAGAGGAAGAGAGGCTTCTGCATATATGACAGTATTAATGCATCAAGCTGTACAAGTTGAAGACCTTAAGTTTTTAAATAATTTTTTTCAAGAGTTAAATAAAAGTAGTTTAACTTCATGGTCTCTCATAGCTTTATTACGCTCAACAAATGTTTATAAAAATCAAATTTCATTGTGGAAAGAAATGTATTTATATACTCAGAACGTTGTTATAAATGAGGGATTAAACCCAAAACGTGAGATGTATGGCTTAGATCGCGGTTTAAATATATAAATTTTAGTTGTGAGTAAGCTTTTATAATGAATGCAAAATTTCAACTCATTAAAGACATTAATTATAAACCCAAAGACTCACAACTTGGAGTCATAATTAAAAAGGTAACATCAGAACAAAATCATACTGGTTTTGTATTTATTGAAGATAATAAATTAGTACTAGCTCATTTTGGCTGGCATGAAACCTATTTTTTTCAAAGACGTAATGACTCTGACGGTTATGCTATGTACTGGTTTGATTTAGAAAAAATTCCAGAAAGAACTCTTGTACATATAATTAATGAACTTGAACAAATTTCTCATAATAAAGATTTGAATAATAATGAAGTTTTCTATTTTCCTGCTCCTTATGGAATCGTAAATTTTGGTGGATCTAGGATCTCAGGAGGTGATTTTCTAAGTACCCCTAATACGGTAGGTGATAGCCTTACATGTTCAGTTTTTGTTAATTGTATATTTGAACAATCCGGTTTTCCAATCCTAGATTTAGATACCTGGAAAACAACAGAGCAGGACATTGAATGGCAAACTAGTATTCTTGATAAATTAATTGGAAAATTGAGTCCAGAGTTTATGCGGATACAGCGTGAAAATGTAGGTAAAGTTCCGCGGTTACGTCCAGAACAAATGGTTGGAGCATGTTGTGTTTTTGATTATGAGCTAGTTGATTTTGATACAGCAGATAGTGCAGCAATAATTGTTTTAGAGCAATTAGAAGCGCTAGGTTGTTAATAAATAAATTTAATTTTAAGTGATGTTTTTGTATTTATATTCAAAAGTAATATCTATTAATTTCTAAAAATTAATCAAGTTAACTTTAATAAAAGAACCCGCGAAAGCGGGTTTTTTTATTACCTGAAGGAAAGTTATGTACAAGTTAAAGCTAAATCCTCAGACCAGCGGCTATGGCGTAACACCGGGTGATGATGTGAAACGTCAGCAGATGGACGGCGGTCGTGGTCGCTATTACATCGATGTAAAACGTAATAGCCACATTGTTGATGTGAACTGGAATTTAAGTAAAACCGATTTCAATAAAATGATGGCGTTCTGGCGGGTATACCAGAACAAGCCAGCCTCATTTTATGCGGATCTGGTGATTGATCAGGGAGCTCGTCAGCAATACCTGTGTAACTTCATTCCGAACTCGTTCAAGACCAATGAAGTGAATGGCAACCTTTACCGGGTAAATGCACAGCTCGAAGTTGTTCAAAACCAGCCTAACCTTACTGCCGATATCGCTTTGATTAAGGATTGGGAGGTCTAATGGATAACGAATATGCCAAATTCTTTTTCAATCGGAAAGTTGATGTCTATCAATTGGAGTGTATTGAGCTTTCTCATCCTTCTTTTATGAATACATACCGAATAGTCCGTAATGATGACCGAGGTGTTTATGTTCAACATAAGGAGGGATCCGGTCAGGTCTATTATGAATTTTTGCCAGCATCTATTCAAAGATCCGGAATGCTGGGTGATCTGGACCAGACATTAACAGTCTCTATATCTGGTTTAGGTGATGTAATGCCGGATGAGTTTGAACGGGTAATCGAAGGCCAATATCCCGATGTAAAGCCAACAGTAAATTACCGGATTTACAGTTCAGACAATCTGAATTCTCCAATGTTTTATTTACTCGGACTGCAACTCTCCAGTGTTGCAATGAACCATAAAGCTGTGACATTCAAGGCTGAATCACCAAGATTAAATACTGCGAAGACTGGAGATATCTTTTCGCTTGATCGTTTTAGTGGTTTGAAGGGGGCTATATGAAGAGTCACGATCATTTGCTCGATAAGCAATATGACGAGGAACACTACAACTGTGTTCACTTCGCGCATGAAGCTGCAATGGATCTATATGATATTGATCGAGGAGAGGCGCTTGAGTTTTTTATGAAGCCCGTCAAAGAGAAGGTATTTCTGCCATCAAGATTGAAGTTACTAAATCCATTGCCCATGCCCAAGGAAGGCTGCATAGTCGCCTTTCACTCTAGATACCGAAACAAGCCCCCACATGTGGGGCTTTTTCGTTTGGGGCGTATTTTGCATTTGCAGGAATCAGGCGTTTCATGGATGCCAATTCAAGTCGTTCAAGCATTTGGATTTAATCGTGTGAGTTTCTATGATTAAGATTATTTATAAACAAGACCCTTTATCCGAAGACAAAACAATTGAACATGCTGAAACTTTGGGTCAATGGCTTACTTCAAAATATGACCATATGCCTGAGCATGTCCGTATTTTTCATACCATAAGCAATATGGATCATGCGGAAATTTCATTTGCGAATGAAGTCACACCGAAGAATGCATATGAATTAAAGCAGCTCGATTTCTTGCCAGGCACTTTCATTGTAATTGAGAATCCCAAGGGTATAGACCCCATAACTCTAGCTTGGATAGCGGTTGCTTCTATAGTTATGGGTGTGGCTGTTGCATTTTTAATGCCAACGCCATCAATTACCCAAACCAACCAGAATAACAATCAATCCTCGTCTGCAAATAACGAATTATCAAACCGTGAAAATAAAACTCGCGTAAATGGTCGTATCGCAGATATTTATGGTGCCGCTCACGATACCCCTGATCTGATTACTGTGCCTTACAAGGTATATGAAAACAATGTCGAAGTAGAGCATGTTGTTGGTTGTATTGGTCGTGGTCACTATAAAATTAACGGTGCATATGACGGTGAAACCAACATTGTTGATATTGCCGGCGCATCGGTAGAAGTCTTTCGACCGGGTGTCGATATTGTCTCGGGTGAGCCATATTTCTCGCTTGGTACCGAAATTACAACTCCACCCTTAACAGTTCAGCATCAAACTTCTGTTAATGGCCAAGTTTTACGTCCTGCTGATACACAATCTTTAGAAGGTACGAACTACCTTCATTTTGCATATCCAAACGAGATTCTTCGGGCAACGGCAAACAACACAGATTTAACCACTAAGTTTGTAAGTAATGACCGCGTAGAAATCACGAATGCCTCATTCACGTTTAACGGCCAGACTTATGATTTAAACGGCACTTACAGTGTTCTATCGGTAGCTGATGATCGAATGACGTTATCAAATCCGGCGGCCGTTAATGCTAACTGGTTAAAGCTTAAAGAGTTAAATAACCAGCAAACAGCAGCTTTATCACCAAAGATCAGTTCAATAGGTGAAAAGTGGATTGGTCCATTCATTCTGGACAATGTCGAACGAAGTCGGGTGCTATGTAACTTTGTGGCCACAAATGGACTTTACACAGTTTCTTCAGGTGGAAATCAGGGAGCTGTAAACGTCACGATTGAAGTAGAAGTAACGCCGGTAAATGAATCGGGTGCAGCCATTGGTAATCCAATGCTAAAGCAGATCATTCTAAAGGGTTCGGCAAAGTCACGTCAGACAGTTGGCGCAACGCTGGATATGGTGACTTTTCAGGGTCGCTGTAGTGTCCGTGCACGCCGTTTAACTCCAACACCGGCAGTTACCACTGTTGTTGATGAAGTAAAGTGGCAGGCGCTTTACGGTGCTTATCCTTTGCAAAGTACAGTGTATGAGCATGAAACGGTTTTTCGTGCGCGTACTTATGCAACCACTGGAGCTTTATCTGTTAAGTCCCGCAAGATCAATTTTGATCTCCAGCGAATGTTGCCGACTTATAAAAACGGGGCAATGACAACAGAGCTATATCCAACGTCTAGCTTTGCTGATGCACTAGTCTCAATGGCACTGGATGAGAAGATTGGTCGCCGTACGATTGATGAGATTGATCTGGAAAACATCTATCGCACATATAACGATGTAGTTGATTATTTTGGTACACCACTTGCGGCTGAGTTCTGTACTACGATTGATGATACAAACCTGTCTTTTGAAGAGCTGGTCACCAATCTTTGTGATGCCGTGTTTTGTACTGCATATCGGCAAAATAATAAGCTCAAGCTTTATTTTGAACGTCCAACTGATAACTCGGTAATGCTGTTTAACTTCAGGAATATCATTCCGGATAGTTACAAGCATGACCTGACCTTTGGCGTGATGGATGACTACGACGGACTGCTCTATGAATACACGGATCCGACCGACGATAGTCGTATCAATATCTATTTGCCGGACAAAGGAGCAAAGAACCCGAAAGAAGTGAAGTCTGTTGGTGTACGGAACAAGTGGCAAGCTCATTTCAATGCGTACCGGCTCTGGAACAAGCTTCGGTTCCAGCGTAAATCCATTACCTTTGATGCAGCACCTGAATCAGAATTACTGGTTTTACGTGACCGGATCGCTGTAGCTGATTATCGCAATGGTATTCATCAAAGCGGGGAAGTGGTACAGCAAGAGGGTTTAATCCTCACCCTAAGCCATGATGTAGATTTCATTGCAGGCAAGAGCTATGTGATTTATTTGCAAATGGGGGATGGTACCGTGGACCTGATTCCCGTTACGCCGGGTTCAGCCAAAAATAAGGTGATTTTAGGGCGTTTACCGAACGGGGCCTTAAAGCTTAGTCCTGATGATTTTGTGAATACTATCTACACGGTGGTTAATGACGATACCAAAGGCTCATTGCCTTATCTGGTAGCGAAAAGAGAACCGGCTGACCAGTTCTCTAATACCATTACTGCAATTAATTACGATGAGCGCTATTACCTCAACGATAAAGACTTTATTGATGTACCGGTTGATGATTCACCGATCTACATTCGATATGACCAGCTTGATATTAATCTCGCACGTTTATATCAAATGCAAAGAGGTGATTTACCAACGACTGGAGAAATTAGCTTTGTAGTTGAAGCTGGTGCGCTGGTTTCAAGCTCAAGTTCTTATCGACCGGAAACCAGATTTGTCCATAAACTCAACTATAAGTCTAGTCGTGCAAAACGAGAGTATATCGTTCCAGCTGCCTCAGAATTACCGGCGATAGATACAGGGGAGTTCCCGCCCGATCTGGTGGTAAATCTGACGATTAAAGGTACTGTTGTTGGACGTGGTGGTGATGGCGGGTTGCCACATTTGGCATTTGGTGCATGGTCTACCGATCCGGATTATAACTTTACTAAACCCCGCCGTGACGGTTTTCAGGGAGCACCCGGTTTATTAAACCGGCACAGTAAACTAAACCTGATTATTGATGGTGGAACTCTGGCTCGAGGCGGCTCAGGTGGTGGAGCAACACCAAGCGGTATTTATACAGGATTATCGTATGGGGAACAGGGAATTCCCGGTGGAGCTGGAGCACCTTTTGGTCGGGTTATGACCGGACAACCTATTACTAACGATTCACAAGACTGGCGTTGGTACTTAAATGGTGACTTTATGGTTGTCAAAGTAACCGATGCCGAAGCTTCGGTACCCGGTAAAGGTTACCGAACCCAAAATGATCGATATGGATCTCCATTGTCTGGTGATGGTGGAGGTTGGGGCCAGCGCGGTACCAAGTCCACCAATGATGGAACATGGAACTGGAAATACCATGGCACAACTGAAGGTCAGCCGGGACCGGGTGGACCTGCAATTGTTGGGGTGGCACCTCTAACAACTCAATTGATTAACGGAGGGAAAATCTTACAAACCCTTTAAACCTTAAGAGAACTTTGAGCACCCAATTCGGGTGCTTTTTTATTGTCTAAAAATATCTGGAGAAATAAATGGAACCAGTTTCTACTAGCGGTTTTACAGCATTATTAAAATTTTATGGGTTTGCAATTGTGGTGGCTTTGGCTGCGAGCTTGGTTGTAGCAGTTGTATTAATGACACGTATGCCGCGTTCACCACAAGAGTGGGCTGTAGGTTTAATCTGTACGGTTGTATCAAGTTTGGCAGGTGGTTCATTCATTATTGTGAAGTGGGGGCTTCATGAATGGGTTACTGATATATGGGGGATGATTGCACTTGGTGGATTCTTCTTTGTTTGTGGTTTACCCGGTTGGGCTTTAGTCCGCTGGATATTTAACTTTATTAACAAACAGGAAGGTAAGACGATTATTGAAGTACTTAAAGAAGTTAAGAAAGCCAAAAACGATATTACGAACAGTTAATACCGCCTTCGGGCGGTTTTTTATTATCTAAGGAAAAGTGAAATGAACATTGAACAATATCTTGAAGAGTTAATTAAACGTGAAGGCGGCTACGTCAATAACCCAGCCGATCGAGGAGGTGCTACTAAATACGGTATTACTGAAGCAGTTGCTCGAGCAAACGGATTTAAGGGCAATATGCGAGATTTACCGCTTGATGTGGCCAAAGCTATTTACAAGAAGCAATACTGGACAGCTCCGCGATTTGACCAAGTAAATGCTGTTTCTTCTGCAGTAGCTGAAGAGCTTCTAGACACTGGTGTGAATTGCGGTACCGGATTTGCAAAACCTCTTTTACAACGAGCTTTGAACTTGCTTAATAACCAAGGTAAAGCTGGATATGCAGATTTAGAGGTTGATGGTGTTTATGGCTCAGCAACGCTAGGTGCCCTTAAAACATACTTGTCAAAACGTGGGAAAGAAGGTGAGAAGGTTCTGGTGCGAGTGCTCAATATTATGCAAGGGCAACGCTACATTGAAATCTGTGAGCGTAATCCAAAGCAGGAACAGTTTTTCTATGGCTGGATTAACAATCGAATTTCCCTATAATTCTTATATTTGCTGTGCATTCTAATAATAGAGTGCACAGCTTTTATACCCATCTAACAATATATAAACTCTTTCATTCATAATGACATCTTATTGCTCTGTCTTATCAAATAGGGATACAACCTCTGATTTGAAGATTATGTTTACTCGCAAATTTAGCGGCAGATATTGACTCTGTTGCATACTTCGCTGCACCATATGGTCCTCGGAAAAGTTTTGCAGCATTAATAGAATAATCTTCACAGAATTCAAGTACTTTTAAGACTTCTGAGTTTTTGATAGTAAATTTAAAAAGACCACTTACTTGTTTTTCATGCATTAAATCTGAAATTAATTTTAACTCAGTGATTTTAAAACTTTGATGTGTGAGATTTGCTCTAGCATCTAATGTTTGTCTTACTAGAGTGAAACAACCTTCCTGAGAAGATATATTAATATTATGGGCCCTTGGTACATCTATTATTTCGAAATTTAATTTATCACTACTATTCAATAAATTTTTCTTTTCTGTATCTATAACCCATATTGAAAAGCTATCTTCTAAATTTGAACTACCATTGATCACACCTGTAGCAGCAAAATACATAGCAACTAAAGGGTTGTAACTCCAGTCAAGTAACTCGGTCGGATATCCATAATGTTGTGCAAAAGCTAGCAACTCGAATAGTTGTCTCTGTGGCCAACTTGATGGGTTCAAGAATACTTTATCATGACACTCATTTAGTGTTTCAGTTCTAAAAATATAAGAATCATTTGGAATTGAGACTGCATTAATATCACACCCTTTAACAAATGTTTTTAAATAAGTTAGTTGTAAAAAACACAGATCATTATATGAGTTTGATAGAGTTGAGTGAGCAAATACATTTCTATATAAAGATGGAACTAATTCATGCGTTGAATTTGATTGTCCTCGGTAAATGAAATTATGATTTGCTGAACCAGTTTTTTCTGCCAATTTTATTTTATTTTCAGGTTTGAGAACTTCCTTAAATTCATCAAAAGACACTAAAAATTCTTTGTAACCGTTATGCATTATTTCTTTCAAAAGAAAAACTCCATTGTTGTGATTTCAAAAGATATGTTAAGTAATTCATTTTTTTGAATAATGTATTCTATATTTTTTTAATCTATTTCCAATAGGGTATGATCAATAAAATATTAATTTTATTGATAAAAGTTCTTCTCTCTGGAAAAAATCTACTCAATCAATCTCGGTTCAATGACCAAATACGACCTAGTTCATTACTGATACCCACTGTAAAATATTCTTTCTATTTTTTTTGTTGACTGTCTTTAGGATATATTGCTTACACAAAATATGAAAATTAGCACTAATGCTATTTAAGGAGGGCCTATTATTCAATTTTTGTAATCTTTTTTCCTAAGGTTATCGCTTCATTAAGAATTGAATAGGTTTCTTTATAAGCTTCTATACTCGAGTAAGCAGGATTGTTTAGTAGGCCATTTGAATTTGTGTCGATTAAAACAGATTCTAACAAGGCATAAAACATAACAATTTCAGATGCTAAATCTGCATTCTATATGGCCATATTTAGAAAAAATAAGAGGGCAGTCGTAACCCGGATATACATCATCTTTATAATCGAATGTTGGTTCGAATACATCTAGCAGATGCACCCGGTCTTTTGAAATAGGTTCGTAGTTTGCGCACATTTTTTAAATTCCATTTTTATACGGAATTAAGTCGTTTATATATCTCACTATAACTAATAGATTCACGTACTAATTGATATTTTTGAAAGGAGTTTTTTGTCATTTGCACAGGTATTTGTTCTTTTTCACAATATTCAGTTAATTCCAATGCTAAAGAAACACTACTCTTATTCAATTCTTTGAAAAAATTACTTCCAAGAAGAATTGCACTTGGCTTAGGTGTGGGTAAGCACTGAGCCTTAGTTAATGTACCGAATGGATGTATCACTCGCCATTCATGTTCATATGCCCAATCTGGAGATTTTCTAATAATAGCTTGTAGCATATATAGGTTAGAGTACTCATTTTCATCATTTTTTTGTTCTATAAGATCAGAAATATCAAATAATTCTGAATCATATATAACTGGATATAAAAAGTTTCTAAAATGGTTCATCACTGGAACCTTGCTCAAATCATATTCAATGCAAAAACCACTATGATTATTACTGTAATGTGCCCACATTAGTACAGAATCATATTTTTCGGAAAAAGAGCAAATAAATATCTGTTTCAGAAAGTTTTCATGAAATTTTTGTTTTTCATTTTCATGGATATGATCAAATGCAGCAATCATATGGGAGAGGTTAGTATTATCAGGAAGATTTAACTTTAAGATATTCTCTAAAGTAAGATTATTTTCTAAAATATTTTCATATTGTCCCTTATCAATAATATCGTGATTATTGTGCAAAAGGTACTTCAAAAAATCTGGCATTTCTTTTAATGGGGTTTTTAATGGATGATTGTAGGTATGTCGTCCTTCATATGGGTCATTCATTTGTAAAAGAGTGTCAAACCACAAAGTTCTACTAAGTACATTTTTTACCGCATTGTCATTAAGTGAACGATATTTATAAATGTAATTTGGTAAAAGCTTATTTAAACGTGCTTTGTTTGCAACAATATTATCTGCAGAGGCAGTTTTCCCGAAAATATCCTCAACAATTTGCCTTAAATCACTATTCATATATTTAATATCCATATTATTCAAAAATATTATTTAATTTTAAAAGATTCTAATACTTGTGTATGGTTATCTAAAAGTACTTTAGACTGATTTCTTGATTCATTTTTCTCGAAATACAAGCGATTTTTAATCAAAGCATTAACAGGTTCAGAAATAATTACGTCTTCAATCATATTCATGGCTTTCTTTAAATCCTCAAAAGAAACCTGAATATAACCATCTGTCACATCGTTATCATCATCGTCTGTAGTGTGGTTGATTAAACGTTTAATCGTATAGCTTCCAATTGCTAGACTGTTCGCAATAGTGCCAAAGGTTCGGCGTAAATCATGGAACGTAAATTCTATACCAGAATTCTCAGTTACCTTTTCTCGTGCTGCTCGGCGATCTGAAATATGAGAAACACCATTTCTATCGGTAAAGACATATTTATTATCACCGGCACGTTTTTTACGTTCGCGCATAATATGCCAAAGGGTATCGCCCATAGGTAATAATAAATCTTCATGGTTTTTAGTATTAATAATTTTAATGGTACCAAACTGAAGATCTACATTTTTCCATTCAACAGATTCTGCTTCACTGCGTCTAAAACCAGTTAAAGCAAGTAAAAATAAAAAGTCTTGGTTGGTGTACGCTCTATAATCGTTATTTTGTTCACCCATCCAGTAAGTTGTGGCAACAGCAAGCGCCCATGCTTCGCGCTGATCCGCACGAACGTGGCCTTTTCTACGTTTAATTTTATTGAAAGCCTTTTCTTCTTTAACAATAACAACCGGGTTTTTAATATTTAGAATTTTGTTCCCAGACTCATCTTTATATCTGCTAATCGTATGGTTAAAGAGAGCATGTAAAAATTTTGATGCGAGATTAGCGCGGGAAGGGCTGGCTTCCGAAAGTTTCAGATGACGATCAATAATCATTGCACTGGTGATTTGATCAAGTTTTATATCTTTCCAATCGTTGAAGTAGTTCTCTATGCATCCGTCATAGGCAATTAAAGTAGTTTCAGCCAGCTTCTTGCGTAATTTATAGTATTGATAAGCTTCCTCAAGGGTAGGGATTAGCTTTTGTAATGCATCATTTTGGATTGCTGAAGCTCGTATATCACGCTTTTGCTTAACTGGATCTACTCCTTCATCCATCAAGATAAGAAGCCGTTTAGCTTCAGTTCTGGCTTGTTCTAATGTATAGACGCCATGTTTTCCAATAACTTTACGTTTTGATTTGCCATTAGGCATTTTCTTTTCAGCAAAATAGCTTTTAGTTTTGCCCACACATAAGCCAAATCCTATAGTTACTGTATCTCTGTAAAAGATTTGTTTCTCTTCAGACAAAGGAATAGAGTCTATTACCGATTTAGTAAATTTAATGTGTTGAGCCAT